ATAAGATCATAACCTTAATCACCAAAGGTATGATGTCCAAAAATAGAATTCAATTTCATAAATGGACATGCAATTTATATTGCAAACGAATGTCAGGTGAAATGTCAACTTCAGTGTCAAATGGATTTATGAATCTTTTGATTACACACTTCCTTTTGGAAGAAGCTGGGAACAAACATTTTGATTCCTATATAGAAGGTGATGATTCGATAAATAGTTTTGATGTAAGAGCCCCAACTGCTAAGGAGTATGAAGAGTTGGGAGGAAAAATTAAGATTGAATTCCCAAATGACCTTTCTGAGGCTAGTTTTTGTGGACAAATATTTGATAAGAACGACCTAGATAATGTTGCTAATCCTATAGAAGCGCTCGTATCTTTTGGTTGGACTAATCGTCAATATATGAATGCAAATGACAAAACCTTAAAAATGTTATTGAAGAGTAAAGCTTTATCTATGCTTTATGAATACAGTGGATGTCCTATTTTACGTTCTTTAGCTTTGTATGCTTTGAGAATGACTAATGACATCAAAATAACTAATCTTGATTCTTTTTATAAGAAACAGAAGTTATGTACATATGATAGGGAATTTTGGTTAGAGTTAATTGATAACTATGATGATAATAGGCAATTTAATAATACTGTTAAAGAAAATACAAGGAAATTGGTTGAGAGAAAATTTGGGATATCTGTAGAAATGCAGTTCTTGGTTGAAAAATATCTCGATGAAAAAACAGATCTCAGTCCAATTAATATTCCTGAATTGATCCCATTTTGTCATAGTCATTGGATAGATTACTATTTAAACTATGGTACTTATGCTACGTCTTTTAAAACAAACGAGCTTATACCTAGTATCAATATAACTACATCTTATAAAACGATCCTTTATATGAATAAAGGATGGACCTTAACAATTTAATTTTATGTGAACCTAGCTGTAAACGTCAACAAAATGCCTTGAGGTTCAGGGGGTACTAACAAACGTTCCCACGTTTACACGCCTTATTTTATGGAAGCAACCCAAGCTGAAAAGAAATTAAGTAAATTATGCGACCTAGTTGGATGTTCTGATGATGGACAACTATGGTTAACAAATGTTCTGGATCCATTTCCAGACAATCCGCGAAAAACAGCTGGATTTCCTGATTTGATTATTGGAAATTCTATTGTCCAAGTAGTGAAGAAAAGTATCACCGTGAGACCAGGTGTTGCTTCTGATATTCATATCTTTGAAGATAATATTGATAAAGAAGTTACTATGGTGTCAGCTCCAAGATATGGTGAAGGAGCCTTGATATATGAAAACCAATGGCAGTATTCTACTACTGCTGCAAACAGAAGAGGAGGAATTAGAGTTAGATCTACCTCAACCATTGGTTCGAATCTCACACAACTCACTGATGTACCAGGATCAGCATTATCCTTGGATGCATCGTATTTTACTGGTGGGAGAACCAGAGTCCTAGCTAAAGCATTTGAAGTGCATAATACAACCCCACAACTACAAGTTGGAGGAAGTGTTGCAGTTTATTGTGACAGTACTACCGATGGGTTTTTACCATCTGGTGTCGGTATGGTTAGAAATGTAGCTAGTCCTGATGTTCAAGGAACATACCCTCTTTATCCATTGGCCAAAGTTCCAGAGAACTTAGGTGAAGTTATGCTTATTCCAGGAGCACAACAATGGAATGCTAAAGAAGGTTGTTTAGTTGTATGTAAAATGAATAGACAAGAAAATGACGCTTTTGAAGATACTGTTGGTATAGTTAAAGCTAATGACAGTTCTAATAGTGTAAATCAAGATTACATATCAACTCCCACTACTGGTGGTACTCGACCAGTTATGACGCAAGCAATTGCGCCTTCTCCTTATTTTGTTTCAGGAGCGTATTTTTCTGGTATGCCTGCTGAAACATCTTTAACCATTACAGCCGTTTGGATAATTGAGAGATTTGTTGATCAAACCAATAAAGATCTAATAGTCCTAGCTGAACCTTCGTCTGCTTATGATCCTGTTGCATTAGAACTTTATGCAAGAACTGCACAAAAAATGCCTGCTGGAACTAAGGTTAAGAATAATGCAGATGGGGATTGGATTAAAAATATCGCTGATGTTTTAGGAAACTTTGGAGTCCCAGGAATGGGGATAGTTAAAGGTGCTGTGGACCTCTGGAATGGAGCTTCTACTGCTTTAACACCAAAACAGAAGCAAGGAGAAGATCAAAGATTAAAACAAATGGAAAAGATGATCTCTAATTTGAATAATAGACAATTGAAAGATAATTCTAGTGCTCCTTTAAATGTTAGCCCCAACCAATTTAACGGTAAAGCTTTGAGTAGCCCTGGGGGACAATGGCAAGGACCTAGAAAACAAATCTATAATGGAAATGGAC